AGCCCCGGCAAGGCCTGGCGTCCAGAGATAGCCGCCCCGGCTGCAGGGATTATGCCGGGATAGGGTGGCGATATAGTCAGGATATAGTCAGGATATAGTGCACCGTGGCAAGCCGCCCTGCATGATGTAAAAACACGCAAGGGAATTTTATTGGCTTATATTCTGCAGATATTCCGGGGCTTTCTTGATCAATTTAATTCTAATATTCTGCAGCAATTCCCAGATTGTTAACTCAATTGTGAAACGATCCCATATTTTCTTTTATTATCAATCAATTAGATTTATCGATACAGACTCAGTCAGTGGTAACGTCACAAAACTAGAATAAAATCGTTTTAAATCAATGGCTTTCGATTTCGATCGATCGATTTTTGACCGGGCATGAGCCAGGGGGGGGTGTACCCGTACCGTGCACAATCTCCACCTATTTTGGGATTTTGGCGACTGTAAAACACGGTCGGTCTACAGCGTACGTTTTAGCGTACGGAATTTGAAAACCGTCAAGTTCATATCCTTGTGATTGTTTTTTGGTTTGGCTAATTGCAACCTTAGATGTAAACTTGTTGTTGACTCTATAATGCCACTCTACTATATGTCGTTATACAGGGTGCACTGCATGCTGTATCTAGCGAAGGACTTTGCCCTTGAGCGAAGTTTGTTATCCTAATCTCACCCTTACAATTGAACCTAACTTTGAGGTCGATGCTAATGGTGTGTGTTATATTGTTACCGAAGTCTTTGTTGGCGATGATGATGAGGGCGTCTCTGCCCGTACGCAGTTAGAAGACACTCTTGAAAGTCTGCTGGACTATTACGCTGATATCCATGGCTACAAGAATTTGTATTGCATTGCTCATGAATTGAGCCGGTTTGCTGAGATCCTACGGGAACGTGCATCACGGATTGAAGACAGCACTGAGGCTGTAGCTGATTTGTTTAATCTCTCTAGTGACTGATCAGTTATCGTTCATAGACAACAGCCCTATCGTGGAGAAGCCTCTCTTTGATGAGGATAATTACAGGGTCTGCCCTCAATGTAATGTGAAATTCAGTCTGCCTTACTATATGGGATATTGCCTTCCCTGTCATGCAAGGCTGGAGAGAGAGACCTACCGATTACGGCGAAGTAATCCCGTCCCTGCGGATCACGTCTGCCCTATTTGCGATAAGTCTGCAGATGAGGTTGTCGGCTCTAGGGGAGTTAGAAAAACCGTTCGCAATTCAAAGAAGAGGTCTCCTTGGCACTTGGATCATGATCATTTGACCGGAGAGTTCCGTGGATATCTGTGTAATAATTGCAATGTTGGTTTGGGCATGCTGCAGGATTGTCCAGTAGTCTTGGATAAGGCTATTGCGTATTTAAATGCGCATAACGGGCATTCTTAAACAGCAAAACTCCCACCAGTTGGGTGATGCTACAATAGATGTAGTTAATCACTTAATTGGAGAGAGTTATGTTAAAGCAGTTATGGCAGTGTTTAGTTGATATGCAGAATAGAAGAGCGGCTTATTGGATGCTACAGCATATGAGCGACAGTCAGTTGAAAGATATTGGCGTTAGTCGAGGCGAGATTCAAAGCCGTGTTTATGGGCCTAGTGTATAACTACCGCTTGGAAACGACATCTTAAATAATATCACGTTTCGACTGAATAGTCAATGTAGTGCACCCCATCCTTATTGTAACATGTTGCTATAGAGTCACAGCATCCGGTTACAATAAGCTGGGCAATGCGCCACTTAATTAGTTATTGACGGTATGACGCTGTTGGTGCTACAATAGAATGTATTAGGAAGCCTATTGGCTAAACCAAACTTAATCCTCATTAGAGCCGCTATTCGTGCCAGGACCGGACAAGAGTTATCTCTTGAGCGGGTTCGGGATCTTCTTTTCGAGGAAGGTCTGATTTCTTTATCTCAAGCCAAAGACCCTGATTTAATCTTCCGGGGATATGGCGAGTATTTTGAAACGGATGAAGCCTATGCGTGGGTAGAGCCTCTGGATGAAATCATCACCAAGGATCGAAGTTATGAAAGTGATCAAAGCTAAATGCGGGGCGTCTAATCCTCCTGCTCAGAAGTCCACACCGAAAAAGGGGTCTTCCTGATGGCTGAAACTGAAAGGCCTAGTGGGGTCACTCAGCGGGTTTGGGATAGTATATCTGCAGCGGCTAAGAAGACCATCTTGAGCCAGCTAGCGAAGCAGCAACGGGTCAAGGACAAGGCCAAGTCTAACGCAAAGCCATCATATTCGCCGGGTAATGCCGGTAAGAAACGACCGGCTAAACCAAAGGGCATCCTGGTGTGATGTGGATTGGCGTAATGTTGTTCTGCACGGATGTGAGCAATGTGGATACATGCCAAGCTTTTGTGCGGAACCAATCATTATTCCAGACTGAGGAAGAGTGCCGAAAGGTAGTGCCGCAAGAGCTAGCGGATCTACTGCTTAAATTCGGTGGCACAGGTCATTCAAACTGTCTGCCGCTCCCCCAGACAGGATTAGCAGCATAAATTAATTGCTCTGGGGAGGGCTGATTGTGATTGACCCTATCACTGCATTTACAGCCGCCAGTGCAGCATTTACCGGATTGAAAAAAATCATCTCTGTTTCGAAGGACGTGGAGTCCATGACGAAGCAGATGGGCGATTGGTATAATGCTTGTAGCGATATCAATCGGGCTGAGAGCCAGAGAAAAAACCCTACGTTCTTAGAGAGGATGTCTGCAGGTTCGGATAATATCGATGCGGAAAGCATTCAGATATTGATGCACAAGAAAACTAATTTGGAGCGTGAGAAAGAGATAAAGTTCATGCTTGATATGAAATGGGGATTTGGAACCTATCAGGAACTTACGACTATGCGAAAGCAGATGCGGGATGAGCGCAGAGAGCAAGAGCATAACCGGATTGAAGCTAAACGGCAGATAGCCAACAACGCTGCGATTATGGGCCTTTCTACTTTGATACTGGGATTTGTTGGAGGCGGCATTTACTTAGTCTCGTTAGCGGTATGAATTCAGTTCTCCTGCCATTGGTGCTAGCTAGCTCCCTGCTTAACCCGGAATATGTGACCTGCAATCTATGGAAATATACGGAAACCTCTGATGGCAAGGTTTGCATCTACAGCGGGAAGAACGGCACGATAGCTTACCACTATGCGCAGAGTTCTTTCCGTGAATGCCCTCGCCAGTTTCAGTGCAAATACCTTCCCAATTCAAAAGCCAAGGTCAGCATTAAAGATATCTTGAAAGGTCTAAGCGATGGGTTCTGATATTTCACAAGCTGCGGCAATCTTTCGTGCGCCAGCATTCAGAGACATTCAGCCAGCAAGCATTAGCCCCGGTCATCGTGCGCAAAATGTTGCGCAAAGAGTTGTGCATCCTGCTACCCCGCCAATGGCTTTGGAGATGATTTATGATCGATGGGGCCGCACGGTTCACAAATCCGTAGATGGTCAGATCGTCAGTGTGGTCGTGTAAGCATGCCTACTAAGTCAGAGAAGATAGCCGCTGGTAAGAAGCGTCATGGTTTTACCTCCGTTAATAAGCCCCGTCGAGGTGGCCCGAAGAAGTTTGAGGTCTTAGCGGTTGAGGGCGACAGCGTGAAGTATATCACGTTTGGCGATCCTAAAATGGAGATCCGCAAGGATAATCCTGCCGCCCGAAAGTCTTTCAGAGCAAGGCACAAGTGCGACACTGCAAAATCAAAACTAACCGCAAGATATTGGTCCTGCAAAAACTGGTAAACTGGAGAATAAAATGCCTGGTATGAAGAAAAAAGATGACAAGAAGATGGCTAAAGCCCCCGGCTATATGATGGGTGGAATGGCTAAGAAACCTGGCACGGCCAAGAAGAAAATGACCGGCGGTGGCATGGCTACCAAACGGGGCGGCTATAACAAGGGCGGCATGGCTGCAAAGAAGAAAAAGTAATGTCGTTAGTCAAGAATATGAATGCCCGTAAGAAGGCCGGTACTAGCCGCTCTAAGAAGAACAGCACGGTATCGGACAAGGCCTTCAAGGACATGAAAGCTGGTTGGCCTAAAAAGAAGAAGGCGAAAAAGTAATGGCAAAGCTAACCAAGGCGCAAGAAGCCCAAATGAAAGAACACAAGAAACGCCACACAGCAAAACACATCAAAGAGATGCGTACAGCAATGATGGCCGGTAAATCTTTCAAAGCGGCTCATACTCTCGCCAAAAAGAATGACAAGAAGTCATGAACGATCACCGCTTATCCCGCATGGAAAATAAGCTGGATAAGCTTTCCGAAGCTGTAGTTTCAATGGCCCGGATGGAGGAACGAATAATAACTGTGTTTAACCGTATGGATAACATGGATGAGTATTTTAAGAAGATGGATGAACGAATGGACCGGCTAGAGGTTACGAATGCAGAACGAGGTCAGACCATAGCGTTTGCTGAACGTCTGTTCTGGATCGTAGTCACAGCTTCTGCCGGTCTTTTATTCGTTTGGTTAGGATAAGCATGGACAAGAAACCTCTGACAGAAATGCAAGCTGCGTTTCTAGACAATCTAATGGGCGAGGCAAAAGGCAACATCCGCAAAGCTATGGATTTAGCCGGGTATGCTAAAAGCACTAAGACAAGTGAAGTTGTTGGACCCTTGCGTGAGGATATCACGGAACGGGCATCAATGATGTTGGCAATGAATACGCCCAAGGCTGCGTTTGGCATTATCGACGTATTGCAAGATCCATCCTCTTTGGGAGCCAGGAATGCTATTTCTGCAGCCCGTGAGGTTTTGGATCGAAGCGGCCTGATTAAAAAAGAACAGATCGAAGTAACAAGTAATGGCGGCGGGATGTTTGTGCTCCCTCCGAAAGCTCCTGATGAAAACTCCCTGGCTTAATAAGCCCCGGAATTCGATCACCGCAAAGCTTCCGTATGCGTATATGATCAATCCCGAAAACTCTATGGAAGCTATCCCTAATCCTGAGATGGTTCGCTGGGTTGAAGAAGCATTAGATTATCTGGATCAAGGTCACAGCACCCGAAAGGTTGCTGAGTGGATCACGCTTAAAAGCGGTAAGAAGATCAGCCACCAAGGCATTCGGAATATTTGGACTTCGCTACGGCCCAAGTCAAAGCGCATCAAGAAGCTGAATAAGAATGTCCGGGCAAGTAGGCCCACGACCCACGAAGGTAAGAAGCTTGCAGCCGTTAAGCGCAAGAGGTCAGACGCCAAGCGTGTTCTGACTATGACTGAAAAGAAACTGTCTAAATTAGTAGGTCTTGATGAAGCACCCCAAACAGTATCAGAAACTTTAGATTTCAATGCGATTGAACAACAGCTCAAAGACCGGGAAGTCCTTTTCGCACCCAACAAAGGGCCGCAAACAGAGTTTCTGGCGGCATCAGAAAGAGAAGTCTTATTCGGCGGTGCAGCCGGTGGTGGAAAATCAATGGGATTACTCGCAGATCCCATGCGCTATTTTGGAATACCTGCTTTTAGTGGACTCCTCGTTCGTCGGACGAACGATGAACTCCGTGAATTGGTCTGGGCGAGTAGGGAATTGTATCCGAAAGCGTACCCAGGAGCGCAATGGCAGGAGAAGAAGAGCCAATGGACGTTCCCGTCAGGAGCAAGACTTTGGATGAGTTATCTTGAACGAGATGATGACGTTATGCGTTATCAAGGTCAGTCCTTTTCTTACATAGCTGTTGATGAGTTAACGCAGTACAGCACTCCCTTCGCCTGGAATTATTTACGCAGTCGCTTGAGATCCACTGATCCCACTCTGCCGCTCCATCTTCGTGCCACAAGCAACCCCGGTTCCAGCGGCCACGGATGGGTTAAGAAGATGTTTATTGATCCTGCCCCAGCCGGTCAGGCGTTTCCTGCCACTGACATAGATACGGGCAAGCCTCTGGTTTATCCCGAAGGTCATAAGAAGGCAGGAGAAGCACTGTTCTACCGGAGGTTCATCCCTTCGAAGCTCAGTGACAATCCTTATCTTTATGACGAGGGAACATACGAAGCTAACCTTCTATCTCTGCCAGAGACCCAAAGGCGTCAGTTACTAGAGGGGGATTGGAGCATTGCGGAAGGTGCAGCCTTCTCAGAGTTCCGCATTCATCAGCATACCTGCGCCCCGTTTGAGATCCCTCCAGAATGGCGAAGGTTCCGGTCCTGCGATTACGGCTATTCCAGCTTCTCTGCAGTTCACTGGTATGCAATCGATCCCAACTTTGGGACGCTTTACGTTTATCGGGAATTATATTTGTCTAAACATACCGGAAGAGATCTCGCAAAAGCCGTTAAACAGGCTGAAGAGACCGACAGAGTGCCTTATGGCATACTCGACAGCAGTTGCTGGCATAACCGGGGTCAGATCGGCCCCAGCATAGCCGAAGAGATGATTGCTGAAGGCACAAGATGGCGTCCGAGTGATCGGTCAGCCGGGGCCAGAGTAGCCGGTAAGAACCGTATGCATGAATTACTGAAGATTGATGAGGTTACAGAAACACCTGGCATCGTTTTCTTCAACACTTGCCGCCAGATTATAGCTGACCTCCCGGTCATACCGTCTGATCCGAAAGGAGGAGATGATATCGACCAGCGATACGCCTCTGACCACACTTATGACAGTCTGCGCTACGGCATCATGAGCCGAATTCAGGCAGCGTCACCGTTTGATTTACAAAACCGCATGGGTCAGAACTCGTATCGCCCTGCCGACACAACATTTGGGTATTAATATGGCTTTAATGGATAAACCAACCTCTTCCTCTTCTGAAGAGATGACTGAATCAAGCAAAGTAATTGCTTTGGAGGAGAGTGGTGACGTTGAAGAAGAGAACACGGCTTATTCCGGGCTGGCAAATTTTGTTGAAGGGCAGTATCGCCGGTCCAAAGACACCCGCATATCCGATGAAGAGCGTTGGATCATGTGCTACCGGAATTATCGTGGGCTATACAGTGCTGACGTTCAGTTTACCGACAGTGAGAAGTCTAAAACCTTCGTTAAGATCACTAAAACTAAGGTTTTGGCTGCGTATGCCCAGATTGTAGACGTATTGTTTGCAGGATCTAAGTTTCCGGTCGGCGTGGAGCCACGGAACTACCCCAATGGCGTAGTAGATTCAGTTAACTTCGATCCCAATGCCTTAACCGAAGAGAAAATATCTGAAACAGTTAATGTAGACTACAAAATCCCCCGCACTATCGCCCGTCCTGACATTGCAAAGGATTTAGGCATATTCAAAGACAAATTATCTGCGGTTGAAGATGATTTAGAGATGGGTCCGGGCGCTAGCCCAACTTCTGCAACCTTCGAACCGGCTAAACAGGCCGCTCGTATGATGGAAAAGAAGATGCACGACCAGCTTGAGGAGTCTCAAGCAAGTAAGCATCTCAGGTCTATGGCATTTGAGACCAGCTTGTTTGGAACAGGGCTTTTAAAGGGTCCATTCGCCTTTGATAAGGAATATCCTCGCTGGGATGATGAAGGTAATTACGATCCGTTGTACGAAACCATTCCACAGGTTGAATACGTTTCGATTTGGGACTTCTACCCTGATCCAGATGCACGAAACATGGGTGAAGCCGAATTCGCCATACAAAGGCATCGTTTAAGCCGCACTCAGATGCGTAACCTAAAGCGTAGGCCGCATTTTCGTGATGAAAGCCTGGAATTAGCAATTGAATACGGCACAAACTATGTGCGGGAGTACTGGGAAGATACTTTAGACGATAATATCAATCATGATTCCGTTGAACGCTACGAAGTTCTGGAATATTGGGGCGTATTAGACGCATATTTGGTTGAAGAAGCTGAAATAGATATCCCCAAAGAATTGGAAGATCGGGACCAGATTCAGGTAAATGTGTGGGTTTGTAACGGTCAAATCCTCCGTTTGGTGCTAAATCCCTTCACACCAACCCGAATTCCTTACTGCGCTGTGCCTTACGAATTAAATCCTTACTCATTCTTTGGCATTGGTGTGGCAGAGAATATGGAAGACACGCAGCTTCTCATGAACGGTTTCATGCGGATGGCTGTGGACAATGGTGCGCTGTCAGGAAACCTTCTGATTGAGATCGATGAGACCAATCTAGTACCCGGCCAAGATCTATCCGTATACCCCGGCAAAGTCTTTCGCAGATCTGCGGGTGCGCCAGGTCAAGCTATCTTTGGCACCAAATTCCCGAATGTTTCTAATGAGCTTCTGATGATGTTCGACAAGGCCAGACAGCTATCTGACGAAAGCACTGGCATTCCATCCTACAGCCACGGCTCCGGTTCAGTTGGTGGCATTGGGCGCACAGCTAGCGGCATGTCTATGATGCTTTCGGCTAGTGCACAGAACATTAAAGCGGTTGTCCGTAACGTGGATGATTATTTACTAGCGCCTCTCGGCAAAGCCCTCTTCTCATTCAACATGCAATTCAATTTCGACAAGCAGTATGTAAAAGGCGATTTGGAAATTCGTGC